CCTGCAAACGCTGGAAAGGTCATCATGGCAGACGATAGCGTTGGTGGTAACGTCTTTGTCTCTGACATCTACGGCAAAGACCACGGGACAATCACACTAACCGGCGCATCGATGACGGACATTGAGGCCGTTTCGATCACGCAAGAAGCCACCCCCCGGGTGATCATCGGAGCAATCGGAGATAACGGCGCTAGTCGCACGACTAAGCAACTGTTCATCTTTGACGAGCCTGCCACATTGGGCGGAGCAATTACCATAGGATCATCGGACTATGAGAAAGTCGATTTTGTGTATCCTTCCACACCAACTTGGTCCGGCGGATCAAACAGGGGTGACGCGGAAACCATGTTTTCGGATGATGATAAGATCTATATCGTCTCCAAGCGTGAGTCAGTGCCTAAGCTTTTCAGTCTTCCCTTGCAAGCTAGTTACAGCGGCACCCAAACGTTGACCTATGAAGGGGAGATCTACGACATACCTGACGTAACTGGCGTGACCGTTGGAAACGCGGTTGCTGGTTGTATCTCACCGGACTACTTCCATGTTGTAATCAAGACATATGGCCAGACTTGGCGTTGGTCACGGACGGCCCTTACTACGAGCATCCCTGACATGCTTGCCACAGCACCTACAGAAATGCCTTACGTGGGCAAAGGTAACCACCCCACAGCCGAGCCACAGGGAGAAGCGGTGTTCTTCAATGTTGAAGGAACTGCAATCTACTACCTCTCTGAGGAGGGTTCAACCTCCACGGGGACGAATTACCCGATGTTCGTCTCATACGCTTCGGAGTATGCAACGCGCAACCTGACCACATACCAGAATGGGGCCAATAGTTACACTGGCGGGGCAGATACATACATCCAACAGGGAACCGCCGAAACCACTACCCACGGAAGTGATCTTACCTTTATCGCTGACGTAAACACCAACGACGAGCGCTTCGGACTTCTACGCTTTAGCGACCTTGAGGACACTTTCCCAGTTGATGGGATTGCATTCGGTTCTGCCCTCGACATCTACATTGCGACTGAGGGAGTTAATTTCGAAGTCTACCAAATCACCAACTCGGCGAAAGCTTGGGTAGAGTCAACCGCAACGTGGTCGTCCACCGGTGGCATCGTCATCGGCACAGACACACCGGCAAAACCCTGCGCGGCCACCTACGGGATTGAGACACGCGTGGGCAATGTCCAGCTTGCCCTTGACCCTGAAGTCGTCAAAGGTTGGATAACTACACCATCGAGCAACTACGGCCTCGTTATCGTATCTACTGACACCAACGGAGTCGCATTCGGATCGAATGACCAAGCCACGGTCTCCCAGCGTCCTAAGTTGTCAATCCAGCACAGCCCGGATCCCACATGGGCAGACGTAACCGCACCAGTCATCACGGTCACCACCGGGACGGACTCGGTTGAAATTGGTGGAACTTGGGTTGACGCTGGCGCAACCGCTGACACCGGTGAAACGGTTATTGCAACCGGAACAGTGGACACCGCAACGGTCGGAACTTACACGATTAACTACAACGTCACTGATGCAGCTGGCAACGTAGCGACTCAGGTCACCCGCACGGTCACCATCACAGCAGATGTGACCGCACCAGTCATCACACTCACCGCCGGAACTGACACGGTTGTGGTGAATGGCACATGGACGGACGCAGGCGCAACCGCTGACACCGGTGAAACGGTTATTGCAACCGGAACAGTGGACACCGCAACGATCGGAACCTACTCGATTAACTACAACGTCACTGACGCAGCTGGCAACGTAGCGACTCAGGTGACCCGCACGGTCAACATTACCGCAGTCCTTACATCCTACACCAGCACATTCCAGCAGGGAGCTAGCGGATACACAGACGGAGAAGACACCTATTGGTGGCAAGCTGGAGCCGGTAGCAATACAGACTACTCTGCAGCCGGCACAGTGATATCCGACAAGAACGCCAGTGATGAGCGCTTCGGATACCACAAATGGGGCAACCTAACGGGCCTCATCCCATCGGACGCAACGGTCACAAGTGTTGAAATAGATCTCAACGTGAACACCGAAGGCGAAGGTATCGCGTTCTACGCATTACTCACCGCGTTTGCTACATCAGACACATATACTTCGTTAACTACGGGAGGGCAATCCCTCACCCCCGGCGGCACTGATGTATCCTCCACGGTCGCGACAAGTGACCCCCTCGCACTCGGCTTCACCGGCGCGGTAACCATGCCATCTACGACTGAGCTGGTCTCAAGGGTGCAAGACTGGATCAACACCCCTGCAAACAACCACGGTTTCCTCGCAGTTGCAACACACGCAAGCAACGGTCAACAGATCACTTCAAACGAAGGAACGCAATCCCTTCGTCCTCTCCTTCGCGTCAACTACACCTCGGCCACTGGGCCAGCTGGTGATGTAACCGCACCAGTCATCACGATCACCACCGGGACGGACTCAGTCGTCGCAGGCGGAACTTGGGTTGACGCTGGAGCAACCGCCGACACTGGTGAAACGGTTATTGCAACCGGAACAGTGGACACCGCAACGGTCGGAACTTACACGATTAACTACAACGTCACTGATGCAGCTGGCAACGTGGCGACTCAGGTAAGCCGCACGGTCACGATCACAGCAGCAGCCGACGTAACCGCCCCAGTCATCACGGTCACCACCGGAACGGACTCAGTAGCAGTCGGTGGAACTTGGACGGATGCCGGGGCAACCGCCGACACCGGTGAGACGGTTATTGCAACCGGAACAGTGGACACCGCAACGGCCGGAACTTACACGATTACCTACAACGTTACCGACGCAGCTGGCAACGTTGCAACACCAGTGACCCGCACGGTCACAATCACAGCAGCTTCAACATCTTACACCCGCACGCTCCAACACGGCGCTAGCGGATACACTGGCGGAGAAGACACCTATTGGTGGCAAGCTGGAGCCGGTAGCAACACAGACTATTCCTCAACGACCACGACGATCTCCGACAAGAACGCCAGTGATGAGCGCTTCGGATACCACAAATGGGGGACGCTTTCCCACGCGATCCCGTCGGACGCAGTCATAACGAGTGCCGAGATGGACTTTTATGTTACCTCTGAAGGTCAAGGAGTTGACTTCTTCCAAATGCTGACCGCAGTTGATTTGACTGACTCCTACGACGACCTTGTGACCGCAGGCGTTTCACTCGACCCGACTGGCTCTGACGTAGCGTCTACTGCTGCAGCCAATTGGGCCGGAGATGACGGCTACACCGGGAGCATCACGGTAGCAACCTCGGCCTCCCTTGTTTCACTCGTCCAAGACTGGATTGACACTCCTGCTGACAACCACGGGCTCCTCTTAGTCGGCACAGATGTATCTGACGGCCAACAGTTCACCTCGAACGAAGGAACCCAAGCTAACCGCCCAGTCCTCCGGGTGACTTTCACCTCGGCAACTGGACCACCAGCAGCACCCGCCGCACCTGTTAGCACCACGAACATCGCCAAGCAGTCAGTCTATTCCTACCTCGACGACGGCACCGACCAAGGCACCGCGTGGCAAGCCTCAGCATTCGATGATTCCTCATGGGCCACGGCCGCGGGAGTCCTCGGTTATGGATCACCTGCACCTGACAACCTTGTCAGCTACGGGCCTAGCTCATCCAATAAGTATGCTACTACCTACTTCCGCCGTGAGTTCACCGTCACAAACGCCTCTGCGGTGACCGCCGCGGTCGTCAACCTTAAGGCAGACGATGGTGCAGTTGTTTACATCAACGGAACTGAAGCCGGCCGGACCTCCAACATGGCCTCAGGTGTCCCCGCATATGATGATTATGCCACCGGAACCACCGACGACGGTCTCAACTATAACGCCATCACAATTGCCGCGAGTCTTTTAGTGGAAGGAACTAACGTCATCGCAGTTGAAGTCCACCAAGTAAACGCCACCAGCTCTGACCTCCTCTTTGACGTTGAAATGGTCACAACCGCTCCCGCCCCGCTTACTGGCGAGATCCTCAGCGCAGACGGGACAGATCGCATGATCCGCCCAACAGGTGACACCACCACAGACAACATCTCTATCGGAGGCACCAACTACGATGTCTCTCCTTAATAAACCAAAACACTAAAAAAACATTATGGCTAACGTAAACGCAAACCAAGACGCATTTGACCTCCTCACCGGTGTCACACTGACACAAGCACAACAGGAGTCCATGCGCCAAAAAGTTGGATCACTCGGGAACCTTGTGGAGCAGAACCTCGCTACCGCTGCAAGCCCCAACATGGTCACCGCACTAGAGAACAACAAGCTTTTCACAAATGACGGGGCCACGGTGGAGAATGTCCACACGCTCCCTCCCGCTGAGCTTGGCCTCCGTTACACGTTTTTCGTGAAGGAAACGGTTGGCATTCGGATCAACGCTGGCTCTGGAACTGGTGAACATTTACGCCTCGGAGATGCTGGACCTGTTCAATATGTACAATCGGGCGTGATTGGCGCGGTGATTGAATTTGTCTGTGTTACCTCCACCGCTTGGATTGCACTTGCGGACGACCCGGTTGACTGGACCGCTAACGGAAGCCCAACCGGAGTTGGTGCCCATGGGGAATATTATTTTTCTGCTGCGAATCAGGCAATCACTACACTTGCCGCAGCCACGCCTGCAAAGTTTGCGGGGACCACCACAGCACGCAACCTCCACGGCTTCACTCACACCAACAACCGTTTGACCTACGTGGGCATCGGCAATGGTTCACACGATTTCCGAGTGGGTGCCACTCTCACGATCAAACTGGAAGCCGGAACAGGTGCCACCAAAGCAAAGCTCATGATCTTCAAGAATGGCGTTGCAGAGACTGGCCTTGAGATTAGGCAATCACTTCTAAACACAGGCGACGAGGTCGCAATGGCCCTTGTGGGGGGAGTCACGTTGACCACAAATGACTACATTGAAATGTATGCACTTACCGGCAACGGGGATGACCTAACTTGCCTGATGGGCGTTGTGAAAATATCTGACGAAGGTCCAAATCAGTAATAGAAACCGCATGAGCTTCTCCCTAGAGATTGGAAATTGGGCCGAGAAGACTGCGGCCAACGTTGCCGAACGTAATGAAATGGTTATCCTTTCGCTTATGCGAGGGATAATCATGGAAACCCCGGTGCTAGAAGGCCGCTTAAGGGGCAACTGGACCGCATCGAAGAACAAGCCACACAGAGGGACCCGAAAGCGACCCGATAAGACTGGCCAGCCAACCGTGGCCAGAGCACAAAACTTCGTTGAGCGCCAAGATCTCAGCAAAGACTTTGACATTTACTTCACGAACAACTTGCCCTATGCTCATCGCATCGAATACGACGGATGGAGCCGAGAAAAGGCACCCACCGGGATGGTCCGGAATAACCTGACCAGAATCTCTTCAAATCTATGACCAACGAAACAAAGACCCGGGCCGCACTGTTCACCGCAGCAAGTGACTTCCTGACGCAGAACGACTCCATCTCGACCACTACGGGCGCTATAACCGGGTTCCCCACGGTCCCAGCAACGGCGATCTCATGGCCCAACCAGAACTTTGACTCTGCTGGGCATCCTACATGGGCTTCCGTCTTCTATTTCCCTTCAACCCCACAGACTGCAGCCGTTGGCCCCGGTGGGCTCGACGTATTCACTGGATTCATTCAGATAGACCTTAACGTCCCGCCGGACTCTGGCGAGTCTGAGTTGATCAAGTGGAGTGAAAAATCACGGCTTTACTTCCACGGTGGCAGGGTTTTCACCTACTCCGGGCATTCGGTGCTTGTAATTTCTTCCGAAATAGCCCAGTCTCGTCGTGTTGGAAGCAACTTCAGATCCTCATTCGACGTTTCTTTCCGTAGCCATCTCAAGCGCCCCATCTTAAACTAACCTAATTATGTCCGAAGCATCCGCCCACAAACTATCCTACTCTGTTGAAACCGTCCGCGGTACGACAGATGCAACACCGACCTTCGTGCGTCTTCCTGACACACGCACCACGGTAGCCCTTGCCAAAGACACGCTCGCCACCGAGCGCCTCACTGGTGACAGATTCCCTGCGGCTCCTCGCAATGGCGCAACCACGGTTGCCGGCGACATCCCTGCAGACCTCTCCTACGAGACCTATAACGACTTCATCGAGTCCGCCCTTCAAGGTTCGTTCGATGGCAGCTCCACCAACTCGGCCAAGGCTGGGACGACTCGCAAGAGTTTCTCGATCCTTCGTGAGTTTGGCGACATCTCCGCAGATCAATTCCACTTGTATTCCGGTTGTGAAGTTGCAGCTTGGACCGTTTCAGCAGCAGCCAATGGTCTTGCTAAGTCCACGTTCACATTCATGGGCCGCGCTGCAGCAGCTCCGGCCTCAGCTGCACCATCGTCCAGCACGTTCACCGCAGCCAGCACGACCGAGCCTTTTGACACGTTCTCAGGCGAGATGAAAATCGACGGAGTTGCTTCATGCATCGTCACCGATTACACGGTCAACGTGAACAACGGCTTAGAACCGAAATACGCAGTAGGTTGTCAGGGCAGCGAAGACCCAACGGTCAATCAGTCAGTAGTAGACGGTTCCATGACTGTTTACTTGGAAGACATGACGCTTTACAAGAAGTTCATCAATGATCAATCCTTGTCGCTCTCGATCAAGCTAATGGATTCAGCTAATAACTACATCCGCATTGATATCCCGAATGCAGTGATCAGCAGCGGCACGCAGCCTGATGTCACCGGAGACGGCGCTATTATGCTTCCTATCGCGTTCACGGCTCATTATGATGCCTCCACCGCGAGCCACATTGAAGTCACCAGCCTTACTACTCCTTAATACCTATAAACCATAAACCCATCAGCCCACATCCTCGCGGATCGTGGGCTTTTGTGGCAAAAAGATTTATGGCAAAGAAAAAAGAAACAGTAGGGATGGGTTCATTCTCCGTCAAAGCTAAGAGTGACGAAGGCATTAAAGTCCCCCTCCTCCTCCCAGACGGATCAAAAACAGATCATTTCATCATGGTGCGCGGGGCAGACTCCTCAGCGTTCCGGAAAGCACAGGCACGCGCACACCGTGGAGCATTGGAGCTTTTAAAGCTAAAGAACGCTAAGAACCCCATTGAGACGGGTGATCTTGCAATGAGACAGGCTAAGGTCCAGAGAGACTTGATCTCGCATCTGTTCGCAGGTTGGTCCTTCGATGAGGAATGCACCCCTGAGAGCGCTTCGGCATTCATGGAGAGCGCTCCACAGATCGAAGAGCTGGTTAACGAGATAGCTGGAGACCGCTCACGGTTTTTCAGCAAAGCCTAGCGGAACTCAGGACCTACGCTGAAAGAGTTTTCTGGCTAGGTAAGACCGCTGAGGGTGCAAAAATAACCAACCGAAAGTCACTTGAGAGGGTGGCTGAACAGACAGGGAGAGACCTGAAAGGGCTTCTGGCAGTGCCGGAAGTCCCTCAGGAAATCCTTTACATTTTTGACTGGTTCTGTCAGGCTAGGGGTAGCGAGGGGCTTTCATATCAGGAAATAGCAGCTTGGGATAGTCTGACGGGTCACGGGATCACGCCAGAGGAAACCGAGGCTCTAATGTCCCTCGATATGCTCCTCAATACCTCTCAAGCAAATGGCTGAAACAACCTCCCTCGTAATCAATGTCAAGTCCGATCAGGTCGGCAAGGCCACCAAGTCTCTCAAGAAGCTTGGGTTGACGGCTAAAACAACGGCAACGCAAACAGGCCGCTTCGGTAAAACTGCTGGGTTAGCGTCTGGCGGGATCAAGAAAGCAACGGTAGCAACTGCTGGAATGGCCACAGCGACCAGATCGCTTCTTCTGCCCCTAGCGGCAATTCTGGCACCACTCGCTGGATTCCGTAAGCTCCTCAACGCTGGCGTGGAGATTGGCAAGTGGAGGGCACAGCTTAAGACGGCCACAGGCAGCGTCGAAGAGGCAGCTGCAGCATTCGAGACCTTAGAGATTTTCGCAACAAAGACTCCATTTGCATTGGATCAAACGATTGCCACGTTCCTCAAGATGAAGAACCTTGGCCTTGATCCAACCAATGAGTCCATGACGGCATTGGGTAACCTAGCATCCGGCCTCGGTAAAGACTTCGAAGAGACCTCTGCAGCAGTTGCGAAAGCAGCTATCGGCAACGGTGAGTCTCTCAGGGACATGGGTTTCCGCTTCAATAAAGTAGGGGACGAGATTACATTGGGCTTCCGAGACACGACCATTAGCGTCGAGAATGATGCGGCAAAGATCACCGCGGCCATCGTCAGCATTGCAGAGGAGCAGTTTGCTGGTGCCATGGCTGACGAGATGGACACAGTGGGCGGCAAGCTTTCCAACTTGGGAGACGCTTGGGACACACTTTGGCGCACGATCGCAGAGTCTGGAGTTGATGACATGATGGGGGATGCGTTCTCCACCATCGCTGACTCGCTCTCTGAGCTTACAAAGCGGTTCAAGAACGGCGAGATCGCGGCATATGTTCAAGGCTGGGTCGGTGTGCTCGAGAACTTTGGTGCTGTAGGCAAGACGGTCTTCGGTCAATTGGATGATTTGTTGAGACCCGGGAAAGCAGAAGATGATGCTGAAAGCTGGATCATGCACTATTCTGAACTCTGGGCCAAGTGGTTCACATTCATGGGCACCGGGCTTGCAACGGTTGCTCAAGGACTTTCTTCAATGTTCGAACTTAGTGCCATGGCTACCGCCAAGGCTACGGACCTGCTCCCCCAGCAGATGAAACATCAGGGGAAGACTGCAGGGAATACGTTCAAAAGGATTCTCCGTGGGGTAGTCCCCGGCGATTCCCCTTTGGGCGGCTTGCTAGGTGGCGAAGAGGAAACCAAGAAGGAGGCAGAGGAACTTGCAGCACTCGGACGAGGCATCACTAACCAAGCGGAGGCATATGACAAAGCTTACGAAGGGCTGAAGACCCACGGCCTTGAAAGGCTGGACAAGATCGTTGAGAGACATGATGGCACGATGGAGAAATGGCAGTCGTCTTTCAAGAAAGTTAAAGAGCTAGAGGCGGAGCTCGCAGCGCCCGTGCCACCACCACTGCCCAAGTCGGTGCTCGACGCAATCTCTCCGGATACCCCAACGGACGGCCCAATGCATGGCCCAGACAATCAGACCAAAGAGGAACTTGAACTTGAGAAGCTACAAGAGAAGCTCAACAAGAAGCAAGCAATCCAGGACGCAGCCGCAGCTCGTAAGGCTGAGGCCTTCAAAGCGTCAGAGGAGAAGAAAGATAAGGATGATTTAGAACGGAAAGCGAAGCATGAAAAGCGTATGAGAGCGCTCGAACTCGACAGCGCTGCAAGCCTAGCCGATAGCCTTGGCCAACTGGCAGCACACTTCGGAGAGAAGGGAGCTAAGGCTCAGAAGGCTCTGAGAATCACTTCAGCCACTATCGACATGTATGCCGGTGCGACTGCAGCACTAGCAGACCCGGAGATCACTTCCACTGCTGCCAAATACATGATGGCCGGTAGCGTCATCGCTTCTGGCATGGCCAACATCGCCAGCATCACCAGCGCCGGCAGCTATGCGAACGGCGGAATCATCCCCGGTAACTCACCTAGCGGAGACAGGCTCCAAGCCAACGTCAACAGTGGCGAGATGATCTTGAATCAAAAGCAGCAAGCCAACCTCTTCAAGCAAGTCAACAACGGCGGCGGCGGCGGCGGCAGTGTCACCATTAACAACTACGGCAACGACAATGTAGAGACCAAGAAAGACGGCAACGGCAACATGGAGATCATCATCAGACAGGCCGCGGATCTCGCTAAGTCAGAACTTGCTGATGAGATCAACACCGGTGACGGCGACTTTGCCCCAATGATGCAAAACACTTTCGGACTCTCTCGCGGGATGTCCTAACAAATAAAACCAATGGCCTTTTTTCAATACCCAGAAACAATCCTCCCCCTCCCCTCATTCCGGTACGGCATCCAAGCACAGACTTCTGTCATGCGGACCAAGATGGCTACGGGGCGAACTCGCCAACGTAGGAGATTCTCGGCGGACTCAGAGATAGCCCAAATCAGTTTTGACTTCACCGGGGCGCAATATGCTAATTTTAAAGCCGTCTGGAAGTTCAAGCTGGCCTCCGGGTCTAACTGGTTCCAGATGCGTCTACCGGTGGGCGATGGCAACCTTCTCACACTTGCCACGGTGCGTTTCACGAAAGACTACAAAGCGAATTATGCGACTTTTGACAACTTCACGGTCTCCGGGCAAATAGAATTTGCAGATTCGGTGACCATTACGGAGGCAGCACTCGACGCACTATTACCATGATGTTCATGAAAAAGGAGGAGATTCCTTGGGGTGAGCCTTGGGGAAGCCTCCGAGAGAAGCAAATTGCGATCGTCGTCGGCCACCAGCCCGGTGGGGGAGCTGCAGGAGAGCGTAACTACAACTTAAAAGTCGCAAATCACATGAGATCAATACTTGCGACCTACGGGGCGGAGGTATTTGTCTACGAGCACTCCATTAAATCTTACGGCGCTCGTCAGAGGGCAATGAAAGCAGCAGTTGCGGAGGCACTCCCTGAGTGCTTCATCGTGTTCGAACTACACTACGACGGCTACCTGCCACGGCCAGAAGCAGCCGGGCACCACTTTAAATTCCGGGGAGCCGAAGCCCTTGCCAAATTCACACAGCAGGAATGGGTCAGACGTTTCCCTCGCAGCCGTCCCCGCTTTGATAATGGGATACACCACTGCACTAGCGGCAACGGGTCAGGGTTTCTCAAGGAAGCTCCCGGATGGGCGATCCTCACGGAGCCTTTCTTTATAACCAACGCGGGAGAAAAAGCGTTCTTTGCAAATCGACATAAAGAGATTGCTGATGTATATTGTCACGCAGCTGCGCGGTTCGCGGAGTTAAAAGGAAGGAAATAGACATGCCAAATACATCATATTCAGAAGCAATGAAGGAAGCCGCTACGCTAGCGGCCACTGACACGGTCATTATTGACACGATCGAGATCGCCCACCCAGACATTGACAGCATCTATCTCGCCAATGACCGAGTAGAACTCACCGCAGCCACTGGCCCGGCTGACGGTGTCCTAAGTCTCCCCGGCATCGGTGGGAACTATGCTTCTATAGATGCCGCTGACATCACACTCCCTACGGACTTCCTAGACGCTCGGATCGTCTTCGGTGAGGCATACCTCTCGAATCCAAACTTCGACAGCGAGGTCATCCCCCTAGCTCACCACAGCATTGTCACCGGGTCTACCATCTACCAAGCATGGAATCTAAAAGTTCAATCTGATGGGAAACTCCAAATGCCCGTTTGGGACAACTCGAACGTGCAGAGCAATTTCTCCTCTACTGCCTCAATCCCGACAGATGCTGATGGCATCCGGAGCGTTGTCCGTGGGACAGACGACATCGACCCGTCCAAGGCTTCCGTCCAATTCTTCTACTCCACTGACAGCGGTGCCACTTGGGTCGAGCTAGATAATCGAGTTTACGCAGCCACTGCGGCCGTCATCACAAGTATCAAGCAAGCTACCGGGCCGATCACAATCGGAGAGCGGTTAGACAACACACCCAACCCATTCCATGGCACGATCAAATTCGTCGAGCTTTATGGCGCAGTTTCAGAGGCTGACCTCCGTCTGCGCGTGGACTTTCGCCCACTGGCTAACGCCTCCGGGAGCTTCACGAATGCGGAGGGCGTTCCCGTCACGATAGCGAACCCTTCGCAATTCACCGGCGGAGGCGCTGGTGTAACGTATGCCGGAGGAGCCTCACTCACAAACCCCGGCACCGTCAACTCTCTATTTGATTCTGATGGTGTTGCAGGTAGCTACGGAAGCATTGCCTACGAGCCAGCTGTGAACGGCCTTAGCGACTTCACTTTTCAGGTTGATGACATAACAGATGCCGACTGGTCAAGCCCCGGCGGATACCTCTTTAGCCAATGGCAACAAGCTTGGGGCTATGCAAATGAGCGGAATTTCTATGTGTATGTGCATTACACCGGCGGCATTGGCATCACACTACAAGACGATGCCACTGGGAGCGCCAGAAACTACATATCCACCGCAACTGTTTCGGTGAATCAAGGGGCCTCTGCGTCGATAAGGGTCACGCGCACCGGGTCAGACATGAATTTCTTTGTGGACTATGGTGCAGGCGTTGGCTTTGTGCAGCTCGGAGCTACTGTGACCGGGGCGCACACCACAGTTCTGCCATCACACACAACGGACTACAAAGTGGGCGCGTTTAATGTAAATGGCGATCAACCTTTCGAAGGGACAATCGGCCGGTGTAGAATCTGGAGTGATGCGACCCAGACAACCAACGTCTTCGACCTAAACTTCGCGTCTGTTGCAGTCGTTGGAGAAGCTGGGAAGATCGTCCGGAGCAACTCTGTTAGCTACGAGCCAGTTGGTTTCAAATTCAAATTGCCGTCGGTCACTGGAAACGGTGTGCAGGACCTCAGCCTAGAGTTCTCAAACGTAGACCGTCGGGTAAATGACTTTATTGAATCCGTCGAGGCTTCACTGGACCCGGTTACAGTGACCCACAGGGTTTACCTCTCCGGGGGTGACCTTAATTCCGTCCCAGAGAGTGACCCACCGCTAAAGCTTACGCTATCTGATATCGAGATCTCAGCTTTTAAGGTTAGGGCTCGAGCGTCATTTGTGAACATTGTGAATAAGCAATACCCCACGGAATACTATGATCGCGATCGATTCCCCAGCATTTAGCGCCGAGATCGCCAAAATCATTGGAACGCCTTACGAGATCTGCGGCTCGGATCTCGAAGGCATGGATTGCTCTGGATTGGTTAAGTATGTTTATGCCCTTCAAGGCATCGAATTGACCAACACCCTGTTCTCTTCCTCAGTATATTGCCACAAGGCGATCGCCCGGGAGTTTAAAGCTGAACTTGCAAGCTCCCGGTGGGTCAAAGTAGACCACCCCTCACACGGCGGATTGGTGGGAATGGGTAATTCAAGGGTTGTCAATCATTGCGGAATATGGTTTAATGGCGACCAGATCCTACACGCCACCGGTGGCGTTGGGGCAGCGATGCAATCAGCCCAGAGCCTTAAAACTCAGAAGGGCTACACTTTCAGATATTACCAATGGCAACCGTCCACATAGTTCAAGATGCTTTCAACCCTAAAAACAGGTTGGAGTCCTCCGAATGGGTGGGTGGCAGCATAGGCGCATGGGTTGACACTCAGCCAGTGGATTACCGTGGCGGGGCGTTCGCCATCATGTTGATCGGTAGGTCCGGGAAATCCTACCCACTGCGGGACGAATGGGACTCTACGGAACTAGCGGACGACGAATCCATGTGGATCATCCCCCATGTGGGCGATCTAGGGCTTTCTTGGTTAATCATCTCCATTATTGCATCTGTGGCCTCTGTTGTCATCGCGTCGATGATTAAACCTCCTGTGGTTGGCCAGAGAGATCAGGCAGACCCAGTCTACTCGAGCCGTGGGCAACAGAACCAGAACCGCCGGAGCAGTCCTGTAGAGGATCCCTACGGCCGGAATCGTCTGTGGCCGTCATACGCAGCGGCTCCCTACGCTACCTTTGACGCAAACAACCAGTATCTCTACCAACTATTTTGTTTGGGTCAGGGTGAGTATGACATCGAAGCGGTTCAGATCGAGGACACCGATATCTCTAATTTCCAAGAAGTTGAATATGAGGTTGTGCCACCGGGTACAGCAATGACGCTTTTCCCGGACAACGTGGTTTCTTCAGCTGCTGCTGTAGGCCTCGAGCTGCTGGATCCCAACGACGCTGACTACCCCACAAGCGGCTGGTTTGGACCATTCGCGGCTAACGGATCAAACACATCGGCTAACAAGCTGGAGATAGACGTAGTATTCCCTGCCGGCATATATGGACTGACTACTAACTCCGGCCGTCAGGTGGCGAACACCATAGAACTAGAATTCCAATATAGGCCAATTGACGCTAATGGCAGTTCTGCCGGGCCATTTGCCCCATTCTACTACGCGGAGTTTGAGGGAAATACAAACTCACCACTCCGGAAGACTTTCTCGATAACCCCTCCCGTTGCTGGGAGATTCGAGGTCCGCGGCCGTCGGAAAGATGCCAAAGCCACTGCAAGCGGCTGGGGCGACATCGTGAATTGGGAGGGACTGCGTGCATTTCTGCCATCGATCAAAACCTATGGCAACGTTACTCTGGTCGCCGTAAAGGCCAGAGCCACAAACAATCTGCAAGGCGACGCGACTTCTAAAGTCAACGTCATCGCGACGCGTAAGCTCCCGATCTATGACAGTTCGACGAAGACTTGGTCAGCGATGACGGCGACACGTAATCCTGTGTGGGCATTCGCTAACATCCTGCGCGCGAACTACGGCGGCCAAATCGCGGACGCTAACATTGATCTAGACTTTCTTACCACCGAAGCAACCGCAGCGGCCACCCGCGGAGAAACGTTTGATTGGGTCTACGACCAACGAGTTACCCTGTGGGAAGCTCTTAAAGCCCCCGCTGGTGCCATGCGTGCGGTGCCCATGCTCAACGGGTCAGTGGTTACACTCACACGCGACCAACTCCGCACGATCCCTTCTCAGATGTTCTCCCCGGACAACATGGCCGATAAGAGCTTCAAGCTCCAGAAGGCTCTGGTGAGCAACGACACCAACGACGGCCTTGTCGCGGAATACATCGATCAAACCACATGGAAGAAAGAGACAGTTGAGTGCTTCCTCCCGGGAGATACTGGAATCAACCCACGACGTTTAGATCTTAAGGGTGTGACAAGCAGGACAAACGCTTTCCGCTTCGGCATGTATCAGCGCAGCGTTGACCGCTACGAAAACACACAGGCAAAATTCACGACCGGACTAGAGGGCATCCTTGCCACATACGGCGACCTAGTCAGGGTTTCCTCAGATGTCCCACGGTGGGGACAGTCTGGCTACATCAAATCAATCATCTACTCGGGCTCTCCTGCGGTGGGGTTTGTCTGCTCTGAGCCACTCGAGTGGACGGACGGCGGCAACCATGTGTTTTCAACACGCGACCGATTCGGCAAGGTTCTCCAATACATCGTCACTGGAACAAACGTTGCGGCCACTGCAAACGAGGTCTACTTTGGCTCTGGTCTCCCAGACGCTGGACTAGCAACGCCAGACATCGGCATCGCGGCTGGGCAGGAGAATCAAGAGCCTCCGCCGTTCTCATTCGGGAAACTCTCAGAAGGTAAACTTGCCCGAGTCGTTGGCATAACACCCAGCGGCGGAGAGAATGTCGGCCTTACGTGCGTGATCAACGATGACCGCCGTTTCGCTTACGACACCGTATCAGTTGCGGCTTTGGGATACGAGCAGGACAATAGCATTCCAGATCTCCCAGTGGTTACCGGCCTCAATGTCACAAAATCTGCGACACAGACGGAAGTATTCATCGTGGCATGGTCCCCGGCCGTAGGGGCGCAAACCTACGAAGTCGAGTGGTCTAGCGACGGTGTAGAATATCAAAACCTTGCGATCACATCCGAGACTTCCCTAGTTTCCAACTACCTATTCGACGGCGCGACCCATCTCTACATCAGAGTTGCTGGCGTGAACGTTGGGGTTGGCGCGTGGGCTTACTGGGACGCATTCTTAGAGGGGGAGGGCGACCTCCACGACAACGGCGGCAACACCCTCATAGACACCGCCGGCAATAATCTCCAGTGGACAGATGTCCAATAACATAAAAAAACTAACACAATGGCACTTACCGCATTAAAATACATCATCCCCAGCGGCTCGCCCGTCGGGACAAACCAAGCAACGCAATCATCGACCTACGGAGATGCAGACATTAATGCCTGTATCGATGAGCAGTCCTCCGGGTTGGTTAGTTTTACCAACACGATCGCAGGCACACCGCTTTCAACGCCAGCAGCAACCGCGACGTTTTCCCACGGTGCGCTTACGTGCCGCATCGCTAACAACATACTTGGGACTGTGACGCAGTTTGTGCTGCCCACAGCCACCGGCATCTCCCCGACGTATCTGGCTTCCTCGGGAGTCACCTACATAGGCGCAAGCTCGACCGCGCTCGTCCAGAGTGCGACACCATTCACACCCACACAGACCCGGACCATCGTGCCGATCGGCAAACTACTCCATCACAACAACGTGGATCTCACAGAGACGCAGTTTCGTCCTGTAGTTGCACGGGCCACCGCATCGAGCTTTAATGACTTCCTCGAAATGACTGGGCCTGTTACCAGTGGCTTCAAAATCGGAACTAACACCGTGAACAACGCGCTGTCAATCGGACCCGGGCGCATCATGGTCCCGGGCATCGGCATGGACTCCGCTTGGCAAGTTGCTCCCAACACCGTCGAATTCGCTGACCGTCCAAACCATCAGTCGTTCCGACATGTGACACAGGACGGCACAGTAGCGGCCGCGGTCTCCACGATCGACACCACGAACTACAACACCACCGGGAATACGGTCTCATCTTTCGGCTCTGGCTGGTGTACCACCCGCAGCATTTGGCAGGGTTTTGACGGCACGGTTTACGTCCTCTACCCAACCCAGCGCGACGGAGATGCTGAACAGGCCAAGACACAAGGCACTTGGTTCCAACCCCCGGTTCCCCATTGGCTGTGGGAAGTTGCCGTGCCTATTGCGCTTCTTACCGTCGAATACAACAAGGCGATTTTCGATAACACTGTAACTCCCAACACTGTAACTCCTTTAATCGACCAGCTCCAGCCTATCCCCACCAACTGGCCACATCGGACCGTTCAGGCTACTGTTTTCCCTTCCTAAAGGGCCTGAGAATCGCACACAGCAAAAACCCCCGGGCCATTATACGGCTCCGGGGGTTCTTTTTGTTGTAGTTACGTTGGTTCTAGAGCATCTCTGAAAGCTTGCAGATGATGGCTTCATCTTCGACGAGTTCGCCGTCTTCGTCGAAGACCTCTAGGTCAGACCAGTCGCATGCGTTGCTTTCGTCGTCCAAGAGATCCCACTGCGAAGAGTCGAAGTCCCATCCATCCTGTGGGTCGCCGGAGATTGCGATCTGCAGGTCTTCCATATCAGCCTTCCATGCTGGAGTCGTGGGCCATAGGACTTTCCCCACGCGCCACTCGTCGGCTCCATAGAGTTCGAGGTCGCCAGTCTCCCGATATTCGAAAGTGGTGAAGTAATTTTCGCCGTCGTCGTCCATTGCTGGAGCGTAGATGTTCTGAGTATTGTTGATTTTCATTGTCTTGGTATTGGTTGATTATTTGGTGCAGAGGGATCCTTCTGCGAAGGTATTAAACGGTTGAGGTGCCCAGCGGTAGGCGCTCATAGGGCGGAACTTGATAAAGACTGAAGGGTTGGTGACTAGGTAGCAGCCCTTGTCCTCCTTGGCCATCACCCAACAGAATGGGGGGAAGTCAGAAGGTTTGTCCCAAAAGACATCATCTGAGGAAATGAAGGTCGGCATCGTTTGAACGGGAAACCAAGGGTCTCCCAGTTTGATCCGTTGTGTGTTGTCTACACGCCAGCCCTTGGCCACCGTGTTGTCAGGCTTTACGATATGCCCGAATTCGTTTAGGTCTGCCTCCATGGGGAGGCGGTCTGTGATCCATTGGTTCGTTTTCATTTTTTGTTTTAGTGGTTGAATGTTTGGAAGAAGGCATCTACCGCCTCGCTGTTGTTCTTGGCCTTTTGCTCGACCTCCCGCTCATACTCTTCGAGGGCCAATTGGCCGCAGAGGAATACGATTACGAGGAAGCCTATGAATGGGACTAGTGTTTTCATTAGATTAGTTGGAGAAAGTTGAAGCCCGGTCGGTGAGCCACTCGACTCTGGCGCGGCCGTGCTCGATGGCATCGTCCTCAGTGAAGAACTCGTCGCGCTGGAAGCAGTCAACGAAGTTTCCTCCGCCGGTGTATTGGAGATACTGGGTGGTAACTATCCACTCACCCCAGCGCTCGGTTCCGGATTTGTCGAGGGTAACGCTGGCATCACGAATCTCCGTTGAGTCTGCGATGTGGCGGGTGTAGGGCTTGAACTGCAATTTGGATTCGGTGCAGATGGGGAATTGGCCGGGTGTAGTAGTCATTGTAGTGGTCGGCTTCGTTGCCGATACGTAGACACTAACAAAAAACCGTTCCCCGTCTACATAAATCGCTCAGAAAAGCGAAAATAAATTATTTAGCTGCCAGACGCTTGATGTTTTTGAGCGTGCTCATAAAGGCTTTTTGGTCCTTATCCTTTGACTCCAAGGCATTTACAACAGCGTCGTCAACCGTAGCGGGGCAGATCAAACGAAAGATCTGAGTTTCCTTTTCTTGCCCCTGTCGAGCGAGCCGCGCATTGAATTGGTCATAGAGGCCGCGAGAATAGCTCAGCGAGAACCAGCAAATGAGGTTCCCTCCGTCCTGCATGTTGAGACCGTGGCCGATGGATTTGGGATGAGCTACGATCATCGGGATCTCCCCCCGGTTCCATGCTGCCATCCGGTCGTTGGAGAATTCTTCAGCTCCATCGATAGCCGCGAGGATGCGCTCACGCTCATGGACATACTGGCAAGAGACAAGCATCGGCTTGCAGCCGTTAGCTTTGTGTAGCTTTTTGAGTGCATCGATCTTTGCCGTGTGGACTTGCTCCACTTTACGCGTGTCCAGATCCTCACCCTGCTGAACGTAGACCGCCCCGGATGTGATCTGTAGAAGTTTGGTGACAAGCGCCGCAGAGTTTGGGGCGATGATTTCAAACCCATCTTGCAGGGTCTCCAGTAGCTCACGCTCTACAGTGTTATAGATCTTTTTCGCTGCTGCTGGCATGACGACTTTGATGTCATGGGTTGCAGGCGGAGTCCAGTTGGCGTGATCCTTGGCCAACAGTGTGAGAGTTATATCAGAGATAGCTTCCTCGAGTTGATCGACGGCACCCGGACGTGGGATGAATTTGGGCCACTCCGCATATGGATTCTCGGCCATAAAATACGTGTCACGCCACCGGCCGAACGCATTGCCAAAACGCTTACCTTGATCGAGCAGACGGATCTGAGCGAACAGATCGAGTCTGTTGTTGCTGATAGGTGTGCCCGTCTGGATGCCACACCGCTCAAACTTGGGCCTTCCCAGCTTGCGAAATTCGTTGATCCGTTTGGAGCTTGGGTTTTTGGCGTTGTCGGACTCATCGAAAAAGACCTCGTTCACTGGAAGGTCACAAGGGTTTTTACCCTTCAGGCGCTCCCGGGTAAACCGTGGCAGCGCCTCATAGTTGATCGTGTAGATGTCAGCTGTGCCTTCGTCCCAAGCCTTCTTGCCGGCTTTGGTCCTTAGGTCCACGCATTTCATCCAAGAAAAATTGTCCCACTTTTCGACCTCGTTGGGCCATGTGAGCACGGCCACACGCAGAGGGGCCACAACCAAAACCGCGCGTAGAGAGCCATCAGCAAACAGGTAGTCCCACACTGCTAGGCGTGCGGCCGTTTTGCCTAGACCCATCTCGACGAACCACGCGCTTTGCGGGTGTTTGATTCCGTGGGCAATTGCAGTCTCTTGGTGGGGTTTTGGTGTGAATTTCATTTTGCGTAATTGTCTATTATTTCCTTCGCGGCCTCTATGGAATCGGCCCAGTGGCCGGATCCCATGTTTGCATTGATCAGCGCCAGCTCTCGGAGTTGTAGACTAGTGGGGGACTTCCCGAAAGCCTTAAATTCGATAAAGAACACGCGCCCCGTTGTGGTAAGAAACAGACGGTCCGGGACTCCGCGCTGTGAGGTTGACTTAAACTTACGGGTGTAGCACCCAAGACGGCGCGCATAGTCGCACGCCATCTTTTCGATTTTTGCCTCTGGACCCATTACGCAAATATGATGCTTCGGATGTCAGCTTTGATTTCGGAGAACGCTACGACTAGGAGTCGATTAACGTGCGTGCGCCGTGGCCTACCTGAGCGGCGGTTGGCCTCAAGCCATAGGAGCGCCCGTGCGTCCTCTGGAGAGACTACCTTATCGCGCAGCAATGACGCTAATGGCTTGTAGGAGACTACGTCGCCGGCGGTTTCGTTAGGTAGTTTGTCAATCTGCTCACCAGTTACCCGGGTCGAGGTTGCAGGGACTACAAGGCCACGCTGGACCATTTCTTTTATTTTGCACTCAGTAGGAATCTCTTCTTTACCGAATGGGTTGTTGTATTTTCTCATAGATCTATTTTTTGTAATAAGGGATTGTGTCGCCTTCGGCATCTAGCTCCATGCCAGTCGCCCAGTCGGGGAGTGTGCTGAGTAGGTCGCACAGTGTCTCATGGTCCTGACCGGGGAGCGCTGGGCCGATGAGTTCGTCATGAACCAGCATGAATGCTTTATAGCCAGCCTTTTCCGCCGTGATAGCCCCATGGGCCATGAAGTCACCGCAGATTGCCTGTGTAGCGTTCTCAAGCAGCTTACCACCGTAAGTCGAGCACTTCTCGGACCATCTGCCAAGCTGCTTGCCACTAAACTGGATCTCTTTGCCTGAGAACTCATAGCCCCTAGCCTTCTCTGCTGCGATCTGTTCCGCAGTCTTTGGCCGGAATCCAATCTTAGCATTCGGATAGTGCAGCTCATGTCCGCCGGGAAGCAACATAATCAAAGCGCTGTGGTGCTCAGAGAATTTGCGATAGGTGAACCGGATCCGGTTGGCACCATGGTCAGAGCCTACAGAGAATTCCTCCGCAAAGTGACCACCGCCGCGAGCGTAGAACTGGGTGCCGGCCTCAAGTGCGATCATCGCAGCATCACCCATTGCACGCCACGCCTTGACCATCCATGGATTCTCAACACGCCAGTGACCAACGGCACGAAGTGCGAGGTTGTCATAGGTGAGATCCGACCACTCAGCAGGGGTTGGGTTGGCTGGGAATTTGATACGTGCTTTTGTCCCATCAGCGTGTGCAGCAGTCGCAGCGATGCGAGCGAGACCCTTGTGATTTACCTTGAGGAGGTAGCTGGCACCCTTGGCGCGGACTGGTGTATCATCAGACTTAACATCTGACCACCCACGGCCGGCCTCGCGAAGGCTCACGGCTTCGGCATTGAGTGCCTCGAGCTTAGCGCGGTAGACGCTCTTGAATTTGGTGGTCATCTCCACGGTGGGGACAAATTTGAATCCTTCGCAGGTGCCGCGGAACTTACCCGGTCCCATGTTGTAAGCACAACCGAGTTCAGCCTGCT